TCCTCGATGGTTCCGACAGACCTGGGGACATGTTCTCTACGCGAGATCATGTGCCAAGACCGTTATTACGGACTTTGGATGACGTTTGTCGCATAGTCAGTTCGACCATGCCAGAAGTCATACCTCAGGATATCTTTCCTTCCCATGGACACGGATCCGTGGCCGATGCACCATCCAAATGTGATAAGTATCACTTCTCGAACTGGCCGGAAAAGCTTGACGGGTTCTTCCCGTTTGGACTATTCGGTCAGTCTCGTGAGGATATGCATCTTGAAGAGGAGATCAAGTGGGATAATCGAGAGTTCCCAGCTCGGCTTCTTGCCGTTCCTAAGACTCTTAAGTCTCCACGATTGATAGCCTCTGAGCCACAGGCTCATATGTACCTTCAGTTAGGTATGATGAGTTGGATGCGGAAGAATCTTCCGTATCAAGTACGTTCGTCTGTCCACTTCAAGGACCAGAAGCCCTCACGGGCCATATGCCTTGACGCCAGCAAAACAGGCAGTTACGCCACCGTCGATCTTTCGTCGGCTAGTGATCGTTTGTCTTGTTGGACAGTGGAGCGTGCATTTGGGGGCAATAGCTCCTTCTTGCGCGCGTTGCATGCTTGCCGTACTCGTTGGTTAGTCAACTCAACGGGTGTCGGTGAGCGTTTTCACTTGCGTTTACGCAAGTATGCACCGCAGGGGAACGGAACTACATTCCCGGTGCAGACACTGGTATACACCATGGTTTGCATCGCAGTTTTGCTGTATGAAGGGGGGTTCAAAGTGAACTCTCGTTCCATCAAGCGGGCTGCAAGGGATGTCCGTGTCTACGGCGACGACATAATTCTGCCGTCGTCGGCAGTACCTACTCTGGACCTCCTACTCTCCTTCTTGGAGTTAAAGGTGAATGCGTCGAAGACGCATTACAGTGGAAAATTCCGCGAAAGTTGCGGAGTTGATGCGTATGATGGGGAAGACGTTTCTCCATTATACTTGTCATCCCTGAGTCCAGGGTCCACAGCTGCTGCACTCCAGTCGTGGATAGACGTTAGCAATAACGCCTACCTCAAGGGGCTTTGGTGCCTCTCAGACTGGATGGTGCGACAGGTTCCCCATCAGATGCGGGCAATGATTCCCGTATCGAACAAGGACCTCAGCTGCATCACGCTGCGAACCGTCATGGCCCCTCAGTTCAAGAAGACCCGGTATAACCGGGACCTTCAGAGAGCTGAGGTGTTGGCGCTATGCGTCAAATCAAAAGCCACAAGAGCGCGGCGTGATACCCATGCTAACCTCCTCCAGTATTTCGTGGAGGATCCTGCCCCCACTTCTATGTGGGAAGCAGGGTGGTTAGGTAGGGTACGCTTGACGTTAGTCAAGCGTTGGGTTCCCGTCACATGACGGGATTAGGGGACCCC